GGAATATAATGAATAAAAACAAAGTACTATATGTAAATAGTGCTTTACCCATAGAAGTAAAAGACGACTCTAGTACTACAAAGGGACCTATCGAGTCTGTTTATATTGAAGGTTACGCAAGTACCTGCGATGTAGACAGAACTGGTGATATGGTTACTGCAGGTGCTTGGAAAAAGGGTTTGGACAATTACTTAAAAAATCCTATTATTTTAGCGTTTCATGACCATGACGAACCCGTAGGTAGAATGGTAGAACACAGAATAGATAATAAGGGTTTATGGATAAAAGCAAGAATCTCCGCAGCAGCTGAAATATTCAACCTTGTAAAAGACAATGTTTTAACTGCGTTTTCAATTGGCTTTAAAGTCAAAGATGCAGAGTATGACCCTGCATCAGAGATATTTATGATAAAGGAAGTGGAACTAGTTGAAATCTCAGTAGTTTCAGTGCCTTGTAACCAAAACACACTTTTCAGTTTAGCTAAAGCGTTTGATAACGCAGAAGACTATACGGTATTTAAAAAGCAGTTTACTAAAGAGCTACCAGAAGGTAAGATCGAAGTATCCAGCACAACTCCAAAGGAATGGAATATGTCTCCAGAAGAAATCAAACAAATGCTTGACGCTGCAACAAAGCAAGCGGCCGAACAAGCCACAAAGAGCCTACTTGACAAGCAAGAAGCTGAACAAGCTGCTAAAGCTCAGAAAGCTGCTGAAGAAGCTGCTCTAACAGCTCGTGTTGAGTCGGTTGTTCTAAACACAATCAAAACAGTCGATACCGGTGCTGAGCGCCTATTGGCTGAAGTAACCCGCCGCTTTGAAGATCAAAACGCTAGCCTAGTTGGCCTAGAGTCTGCTCTTAAAGAAAAGGCTGCTGAACTAACGGCTCTACAAAATTCTAAAATGTCTTTTGTAGATAACGGTGCTGCTCGTATGGACTACGCAGACCGCGAAAAGGCTGTTCTACTATCAAAGATGGCCGGTAAGGACATTCGCGATACAGCATTCGGTCGCGAACTACTAGAAAAGGCCGGTACACACGTACCTTCAGCCACTTGGGAACTAGAAGTCTCCATGAACATGGAAGCCGAAGTCCGTCGTCGTTTAGTAGTTGCTCCGCTACTACGTCAGGTCCCAATGAAGACCAACGTAATGACAATCCCTGTTAATCCAGAAGCTGGTACAGCCACTTGGATTAATAACACTGAATTCGGTGCGACCGCTTCTGCCGGTGCACGTGGAAACCACGCACTAAAAGAAGTCACGCTCAATGCTTACAAGCTAGCTACTCTTGAGTATCTAGCCTACGAAGAAGAAGAAGACGCTCTAATGGTTCTACTTCCAATCATTCGTGATGCAATGGTTCGTCGTTGCGCTCGTGCTATTGACAAGGCTTTCCTAATCGGTGCTGGTTCAGTTTCTGGTGGTGATCCAGTTAAGGGATTTGCTGTTTACTCAACCTCAACAACAGTTGCTACTGTTGCTAACAAGGTTACTGTAGCCAACCTAATCTCCCTACGTAAGGATCTAGGTGCCCTAGGTCTAGACCCTAAGGAACTACTATTCTTCGTTAACACCGATATTTATTACGACCTACTACAAGATACAACTTTCCAGACAATGAATAACGTAGGCCCACAGGCTACTTATCTAACTGGTCAGATTGGTCAGATCGGTGGCTCACCTGTTCTAGTATCTGGTGAACTTCCTGCCAAGTTCTCAGCCGGTAATACCGCTGCTACTACCACCAACGTTGGTGCTATCTGCGTTTATCCACCTAACTTCATTGTTGGTAACCAGCGTGGTCTACGTTTTGATACACAAGAACTTGTTGAAACACAACGCCGTGTTCTAGTTGCTTCACTACGTACCGGTATGACCCAAGTTTCTACAAACTTAGGTATGGGTGCTTACGCTCTACGATACGTAGCATAACAAACCTGATCAAGGTTAAGATAAGGGCTTCGGCCCTTATCTTTTATTAGCGTATTCAGTATTTTAATAAAAGATTCAAAGGAGTAATAATGGGACTTGACTTAGTAACTAAAGCAGAATACAAAACATATGCAGGTATTTCGAGTACAACTCAGGATGCTGAGATTACTGCCCTAATTACAAAGGTTAGTAAGTTTGTAAAAAACTACTGCCGTCAAAGCTTTATTGATTATGTAGATGAGAGTAAAACGGAAACCTTTAGTGGTGGCGGCTTTTATGTTTACTACTTAAAAGAATATCCTATAATTAGTGTTAGCAGCTTGGAATACAGCACTGACTATGGCCAAACGTACACAGCTGGTACAGTATACACAGATTGGGTTTATGATCCTTCTGTAATAGCAATTCGCTCACTATGGCCTTCAGGGTTTACGGACACGGTTAACGGTTACAGAGTAACCTACAACTGTGGCTATGAAGAAGGTACCCCAGAAGACTTAAAGTTAGCGGTAATGGACTTGATCACGTACTACCGTAAAAATGATTCAGCAGTACATACTCATAACAATAATGTAAATCCTAATACTCTACAAACTACTTATATTAGTGGTACTAGTCTGCCCGCACACATTCAACGTGTGCTAGATCAGTATCAGGTGGATTATACATAATCATGGCTGTAAATACTAATATACCGTATTCTATTGCTCAAAATGCTGGAGAATTTCTTGCAGGTATTGCTAGTAGTATAAAAGCTGATAGTGCAAAAGAACTAGCTGATGAGCTTGATCGCATGAAGCTCATTGAGAAGCTAGAAACTGACCTTAGAGATATTTATGACAGATTTATACCTAACGTACACATTGTAAACATAGATAATTACTTTAATCTTTTAGTATCTAACCTACTCAAGTATCCAGACAAGTTTACAAAAGATAATGATTATAGTGTAGTTACTAGATTAGCAGATAAAAATTCGCAAGAGTATAAGTCACTATACAGCAGCGTGAATAACAATATATCAAAGTATCACAAGTCTTTACTAAGTCAGCAAAGTAATCAAAATCCAATAATGCTATTAAATGAGCTGTCAGCCACCTTATTTAATAGAACCAGAAATATTGATAATGCTGTAAGCGCAAGATACCTAGGATCTGAGTTTGCTAAAAGGATTAGTGTAGTATTTGGTAATAGATCTGTTTTGGCTACTATAGATCCAACTATTACTAGCCAACCAAATACTTATATATTCTTCTCAAGAAGTTTTACAAGTGTAGTTGCTGCCTTCAAAGAAAAAGTAGGCAGAAATATAGAAAAAGATCTAGGCCAGATCTTAGGAGTATCAGCAGCAAAAGATATTTCTGTTGGTTCTGTTATAAATTTTGGTCATGCTGCAATAAAAAACGAAACAGGTTACTATATTAATTCACCTGCTTTTGCTAGTGCTCTATTTGGTGTTGGCTCTGGTAGAAGCAAGAGATTTCGTAAAGATCAGCTACAACAAGCAGCCTCTGCTTTCAAAACAGAATCCAAAATAATTGATAATTATATAGAAGTAGAAAAAGACTTTACTTCTTCTGGTAAATTTGGTGTGCTACTAAGTTTAGGTGTTACTATTACACTGCCCGAAGACTGGGATATAAACCAGTCCCGTGGTAGAACTACTGAAAAAAGCACAGTAAAAAGTTTTGGTATAACTGCTCAAGTTCCTAGAACACGTAGTGAAAGAATACGGTATACAGCAGCTCTTGCTAAACGTGCGTACAAAAAGCTAGTTAGTAATATTGAAAAAGGTACTTCTTCGAGAAGTATAGAACAGTTTATAGTAGAACTAACAATGTCTACTCTTACAGGTAAGAAAGTTGCCTCAGAAAAGTCTAAAAAAGTAATTTCTGAAAAAGTTAAGGTAACATCAGTAGTAAAAACAGGTAAGAAATCTACTAAATTTACTTCGCCAAAAAGCACAGTTACAATAGCTAGAATACCTAATGTAACTACTACTAGTACTACTAACTTAATTTCTCTACAAAACTTAATCAACCAAAACCTTGCTAAACAGATTCAGGCCAACATGGGTACTGGTGACTCCAGAAAAGTATTAAACTACCGTACTGGTCGCCTTGCTAATTCCGCCAAGGTAGAAAAGTTGTCAGAATCTCGTCAAGGTATGATTACTGCTTTTTATAGTTACATGCGCAATCCTTATGGAACTTTTTCAGAGGGTGGTCACCAACAATATCCTAGATCTAGAGATCCTAAGATTTTAATCTCCAAATCAATCCGTGAGTTAGCAACTCCTGACATTGCTTTAAGAATGAGAGCCGTATTAGTATGAGTAAGCGCACACAGATTGTAACGGCTTTAGCTAATAAGCTAAAAAGCCTACTAGATGGTACAACCTATACTAGCAATATTTCTAATAATGCGTACCCTAAGCTGCGCTTCTGGGATGAAGTAGAAGATTTTCCAAGTATTTACCTAACGCCCGGCTCCGAAGCCCGCGAGTACTTACCCAGTGATTTTACTTGGGGATTTTTAGGTATTAGTGTGAAATTATACTGCAAGGGAGAATTCTCTCAAGATGAGCTAGAACAACTACTGCAAGATGTTGAAACCGTTATCGATGCAAATAGAGTGTTGGTATACGATGATACCAACGGCTATGAAACAACCGAAATTTTACTAACCTCAATAACCACCGACGAAGGCCTGTTAGCGCCTTACGCAATTGGAGAAATAAATCTTCAAGTACGCTACCAAATCATATAACGAGACACTATACCTCTTAGTATAGGCCAATATTTGTGGTAGCACACCACATTTACCTTAATAAGGAAATAAAATGGCAACATTTAATCTTACACGTAATAGTAGAGCGTTCTTTACTACTAACGTGAACTCTACTACTGGCGTAATTAATACCTCAGGTTTTACTGTAGACAATAGCCAGGAACTATCGATTCTAGAGGGCTTTAGCTTCTCACAAACATCAAATATTGATACAGTTACTGTAAGCGAGGCTGGTACTACACCTGCTCGTGGTCAGCGTACCTTCAACACCCAGTTAAACCCGGTTGAATTCTCTTTTAGTACTTACCTAAAGCCTGCTCTACAAGATTCCGTACGTGCTGAAGAAGCCGTGTTATGGAACGCAATGTTTGCAACAACTGCACAGGACGCTGCTCCAACTCCACTTACTTGGTCTGGAGCCATGACGGCTACCATTACTAATGCCACCACAACCAGCCCACCACTACTATCAATTACAGCAGCTACTACTATTAGTATATCTGCTGCAGTAGGTGAGTATGTTATAATTAGGGGTGCTATTGGTGATAAGGCTAATGAGCTAAATGGTGCTTATTTAGTAAAAACCACCTCTGCTACAGTAATTGACTTAGCCTTTGCTATTCCTCCTGAAACATTAACCGGTAACGTAACTGGAAGTTTTCCAGCTGCATCAACTACAGCTTTGCCTGCTATACTAGTAACAAAAACAGCTTGGAATAGTTTTCCTGTTATTACTGGAGATACTGGTGGTACTACTGTTGGTATAAATAAGGTTGCTGGTAAGTACTACGGCGAAGTAACAACTGCTCGTTCTAATGCTAATCAGCTACTAGCGTTCGGAATGGTAATGACTGTAGACTCAGTTACTTATTGTCTTGATAACTGTGCACTAGATCAGGCTAGTATTGATTTCGGTCTCGATGGTATCGCAACGGTACAGTGGACTGGTAAAGCAACAGCACTACGTCAGTTAGCCACATCAGCTACTTATACAGCTACTAATGATTCTTTCTTAGTACCCACATCCTATACTTTAAGCGCAACAAGTGGTAGCGGAACAGTAACACTTAGTGGTACAATTGGAGGTGCTGCAGCTATTGGCTCTGCTGTCCGTCATGGTGGTGAGAATATTGGCGTTCTAGCTGTAGCAGCAGTAACTAGTGCTACCAGTCTTACACTGGCAAATACTGTAGCGTTCTCTAGAACTACTAGTAGTCAAAGAACTTATATTTCGCCGCCTATTACGCTGGGTGGTGGTCTTACTGGGTCGATTGCTCCTAAAACAGCACCAGCAA